GTGTAAATGCACCACCTTCAAGATTAGTGTTAGCATCTCCTTGTATATTGCTCATATCTTGTTCTTGTCGCTCAGATTTCTTTCCTTCAGTTTCTCCTGTATTACCTACTCCACTTGTTATCTCAAATGTTGGAACTTTTTCTCTAGCTTGCTTGACATACTTATCTATAATATCTAATCCCTTTCTTTCTTTCTCAAGGTCTGTTGATTTGCTTCCCTCTTCTGTTTCTGTCCAATCAAAAAATTCTCTAGATGCTTCTATCAAAAGATCATTTTTAATTTTAGTGCCATCTGCATTTAATTGACCTGTAAAGTCACTCCAAAATCCACTGTTAGGTTTCTTTAACTCGCCTGATAATCTTGATTCTAATGTTTTTAAAGATCTGTTAACAATGTCATATTGACCGTCAAATGTTTTATCAACATAATTTAATAGTTTTGTTGAAAGATCTCGATTTTGAACTGAATTTTCAACTGTTCCCAGCCAATCAAATATTGCAACTATTGCTTCATTTTTTGTGCCATATTGATTAGTTTGAATATCTTTTCTTAAGTCTAAATAAGATGTTCTACCTCTAAAGTCTAAAACATTTGCAGTTGTAAGAATACTTTTTGCTTTTGTAGGATATTTTTGAGCTAAACCTTCAATAATACTAGCATCACCTGTTTCATTGAAATCCCTAAGACCCTGTTCTATTTCATTATCTATAGCTAGCTTTTTTTGTATTTCATATTTTTTTGCGTTTTGATATTCATAAGTATTAACTTGCCTTTTTATAGTGTTAAATTTACTTTGAAAATCAGGATGATCCATAAGACTTAAACTACCATTTGGTCCATATGGAAATTTATTTGCAATAGCTAGAATGTCATTAACACCTTCTGAATCTCCATTTAATGCTTTTGTTTCTGCTGCTTCCATAATTTGATTGACAAGTAATTTGTTTATATCACCTCTATCCTTGGCAGGTAGCCCTAATTCATTAATAGTAGTTTCATAATCTAAAATTAATTTTTCATCTAAACTGTCTGGACTAATTATTAGATTGCGTATTAATGGAATTGCTAATGATTTTACATTTTCTAATCTTGCAGCTTTATTTTCTTTAAGGTGATGAGAGGCTATTGTTTCAGTAGCTGATGCTAACTTTGGCATGAAATGCTCAGTAACATATAAAGATCTAATACCATCTAATTTTTGAATAATATTATCCCTTTCTGTACTTAACCAAGTCTGGTATTCATCAGAATCTAAAGAATATTCACTTAAAGATTTACCGTCTATAATCGTAGTTGAATAGCTATTTGATAAAATACTTTCTGCACTGTTGCCTAAAAGTTGAGCTTTAGTTTTTTGATACGCTCTATCTGCAAATATACTACCACCTATTAATTGTCTAGCAGCCTCATCTCCATTTGCTTTTGTAACTTCTTTTGTAACTTCTTTAAAACCATCTATAGACTCTTCCATAGCAATATCCATACCTTCTGCTTGTTCGTCTTCAATACTTTTTTTCATAAAAAAATCAAGCACTGGATTTACTGCTGATAAGGCTTTTGTTAGCTGACTAAACCCATCTTCTTTAATTAAAGGTACAGTGCTTTGCCTAACAAAGGTATCAACAGGTCTTGCTGAAGATTGAAAAGAAGTACTTTGGTAACTTGAAGTCATGCTTGTCCTATTAAGCCTGTATAACTTTGAATACCAGCACCTAAGAAATCAAAGATACTACTTGTATTTGCTCTAGCAGTTGCATAAGCTTGATTTTGCATATCTGTTGCAGCATTTAATCTACTGTCTCTTTGTGCTAATAGTCCTAAAGCATTTCTTCTGTATTGACCCTCTGCTGATTGCATTGTTTGGTTTATACGATTTCTTAAATTAGCTGATTGTCTTCCAGCATCCATTGATAGTAAAGATGCAGTACGACCACTTAATCCTTCTGTAGCTGCAATAGATCCTCTAGCTTGTTGTCCTTGTATAGTTGCTGCTAATCTTTCTTGTGCTTTAGCTGCTCTTGTTTCTTTTAAATTTGCTGCCAACCCTTCTTGTTGTTGTGCAAATGCTCTTTCTGCTGATTCTGCTGATCTTCTAGCTGCTTCGTATTGATAGTTAGCAGCTTGTCTAGCTGCTCTGTTTTGCTGTATCATTTGTGCTCCTTGTATTCCTAGACCAGCAGCAAACAATACTTTTTGAGTTGCCGTTAAAGCTGGTAATGCTGCGACACACATTTAAGAGATCCTCAGAAATTCGTAAAATGGTTTACTTTCCTGTCCGTATTCCTCGTGATAGCTAATAAAAGTAAACCCAAGAGCTTTTAACCATTTTATAGCAGAATGGTTCTCTGCATATACCATATTGTATAGCATTTTATAATTTTTCAATAGGCTATCTACCCATTTCCTACCTTCTCTAATTAATTGTATTTTATATTTTTTATTAATAAACAATTCATCAGTTGCTACCATCCATATACATCCATCAGAAATAACACCACATAAGCCTATAGGATTGTCATTATCATCAGCTATAGCCATGTTTGTTTGACCATATAAATAAGATAATTTCAATGCTTCTTCTGGTTGTTTTCCTGTTTGATAATAAGCTTCCATTTTATCCATAGTTCTCATGTTTTTTGCAACATGATTAAGATCACTTAATTTTGATTTTCTTAAATACCCCATTAAATACGTCTTGACCTCATATGGAACATAGCTTCATATTCAGCACTTGATAATATTGTTGGCAAGAAACTGTCATTCTTTACATCAATAGTAACTCTATCTGCTCTGCTCATGATAGGAACTTTAAATGTACCTGTTTCAAGATTTATCTGACCAATAGCAGCAGATGAAGCACCAAGAAAACGACCAGTAAATTTATGTATAGAAGTCGTATTATTATCAGGAGTTACTTCTACTTTAAAAAATCCAGAGTCCTCAAATTTAATGTAAAAATGTTTTAGCTGTAAACGACCACTAATGATTTCACCGCTTTTCTGTCCTCCTGATGATTCTGTAAGGCGTTGTGATGAAAATCTATAGTGCATTTCAAAAGGTTCACCAATAATGAATTTACTATTTGTATAATCTCCATTAGCTGTAATTGTACTTGTAGTATTGTTTGTAAGGTTAGTAGTATTTACAACTTGTCCTGGCTTAAATGGTTGTGTATTACCTTGAGTATCAACATAAGTACTTGTTTCGCCTGCTGCTAAATATCTACCTACTACTTGCATTGCAGCATTTAATTTATATGGAACAGTAAAAGTACTAACATCTGTAGCAGAATTATAAGCAACAGAAACACCTGATGTCGCCTCTGTAACTTTATGATCTAAATGATATTCAAATGAGGCATTAGGTTCTTTAAAATCAGAAGCAAATGGCATTTTTTCTAAAGTAACTCTTGCTGTATCTTCACTAATATCATCAGTAACAATAAATAAATCAGTACCAATAAACTCTATATTTTTAATTGCTTTCTTTGAATTAAATGTATAAGTAAACCAAGAATTTAATATTTTCTCCGACCTAGAACCATATAGCCATCTATTGATGTACAAAACATTAGGGTTAGTTGCCCCCACTAAAACCAATACATCTTCGTTGGTTGATACTGCAACCTTAAAAATATCATTTGGTATTAATCTTGGAATATGAATTGTGATATTAGAAGCATCTCTTACTTCTATGCCTTGTTGTGATATGTATTCCCTCACACCAGCGAAGTTTCCTTTCTTTGTAAGATAGTAAATAGAACTACCAGAACCTACAGGAGCAGCTTGGTCTGTTGATTCAAATTCAGTTGTAACAATTACGTTAGCTGTTTTAGGTGTTAACGAGTCAGATGAAGACGTAAGGTTAAATTGCGTTTGATCAGAAAATAATATTAATTTTTCACCCATGTTTACTGCGTTTTTGAGAATAGCAACTTTTGTATGAGATGCAGCTACATCAATAGGATCACTATCTATAACAGACAAAACTGTTTCTGGAAAAAAATTAAAAAATTCAGAAACTCTTGAAAGAATTACATTGTCATCAGCTAAAAATCCTAATCTATTTCTAAAGAAAAACACATTATTCATTGTTGACCCGATAAAAGAAGGGTCTGGGGCTGAATCTAAATCACCAACTGTTCTTTCTCCCCATTTTGGTAATGTATATGAAGTTGTTGAACCCCCAATCGTTACGTTATAACTATCACCATCTACCCTTGCAAATCTAAAATTACCGTCAGCCTGTCTTATTAAAACGTGTGGCATAGTGTCGTAATTAAATTTAAAAGGTATGCCAGCTTCTACTGATTCTTCCCACTGTCCTTCTTCAAAAGCACCTCCATTATTTGTTACAAATTTAACGTAATAATTATCAAAATTAGTTGATTCATCTCCTTTTACTTCTACAACCATTCCGTTAGGAGAGACTGTTGGTAGATCAGAAAATTGCTGTACAGAATTTTTAACTGTAGTTATTTGACTATTACCTTGTGTGTCAGATGAATCTATAGAGAAATCAGAATTATCATTCTTTTTTATATGTAGAACAGGACCATTTCTTGCAATCGTAAAACCTGTCAAACTTGATTGAAGGCTTGATTGTATAGATGTTGCAACAGTTCCTGTACTTAATGGGTTATCTGATGATGTGTCTTTTGTAGCTGTAACTCCATCTACTGTTACAGAATAGACAGTAGCATCAGTCACTTGATTAAAAAATACTATTGCTTGTGTAATACCTCCTGATGACAATGTTGAATCCATAGCTGTAGTAACAGTTGTATTAACAACAAAAGTAAAATCAGCAATGGTTATTGTTTTTATTTGTAATCGTGGATCGCTGCAAGATAAATAACCAACACCATCAGGTTTGTTTACTGTTTTTTCTGTACCATCTAATTCAAATACTCTTACATCATTTGCAAAAAATATAGCTACATATCTTTCTGTTGCATCTCTATTAATAATTTTGACATGAGCATTACCAATAGGTAATCCACTTGTTATTAAGTTAGCTATAAATTGTGTACCAGAACGCTTTGCAAGTCCTAGGACAGGATCACTATTTGCATTGTCTTGGATATCAGCATGGTCTGCTTGTTTTGTAGAATCAGCAGCCTGTGATACTCCTCTAAGCAATGTTGGAATTGCTCTTGATACAAGTGCCATAACTATCTAATCAGTGCGTTTGCTGGTGAATAGGTATCAAAAACACTTGTTAATGATGGATCACCTCTTAATATATTATGATCAGCATTTGCTAAATCAGTCTCCATAAGAACTGATCTTGCTCTTAACTCATCTTGTTCTGTAAATGTTCTTAATCCTTGATCACTTACTAATCGGTCAACAAATATTCGAGCAGCTTTTATTGTTATATAATATCTAGCTGGTTCTGGTATCTCAGTAAAAGGTCGAAAATATACAACTGTACAAATAAGATCTTCATCAAATTCAAACGTATTATTTAATCTGTCATACATTTTTAATCCACGTTGTATTGCATCAACTGAAGGGTGTTGATGAATATTAGGATCTATTCTTAAAATATCAGTAGCTATTGATATTTGTTTAGTTGTATTGTCCTTAGTAAAAGTAACATCTATTTCTGTATTAAAAGACCAGCCTTCGCTTTGCACCCCCTTGTTAACTTCAGACAAAGTAGATTGTGCTAAACGAGCATCAACAGGTAAAAGACCAGTTAATGTGTTTATAGGAGATTCACCTATAGCAGCCAACATTATGTTGACGCTTTCTAGTTCAGAGGTTGCAGCAATAGACATGATTTAATACTGATTTAATTTTTTTAAAGCTTCATCTCTGGCCTTTCTGCCTTTAGAAATGATGCCAAATTTGCTTACTTCTTTCTCATCATCATACTTTTTTCTTAGAAATTTTTGAAATATTTCATGAGGTTTTAGTTTTTTCTTTTTAGATTTTTTAATCTTTAAAGAATCTCTATTACTGTCCATAATTAATATCCTTTTTTAGTACCTTTGCTACTTTTTTTAGTAGTTGATTTTTTAGTACTCTTAGTGTGATAACCCATGATTTTTTTGGTAATAAAAGAAGAGTACCCATTGCTGAGTACTCTTGCAAGTAAGTTAAGTAGCAGATAGCTTGATAGCTGCTGCACACTCTGGTCTAAGGATTCCATGACCAAGTGCGTACTTCGCTACGAGCAATGTTCCTTGGTACATAATACCGTAGTCCTGGCCTGAGATCTCAGTTGTCATGTCCATAAGTTTTACTGTACCAACAGCAGACTTGTGGAAGACTAATCCAATAGTTTTACTATCGTCACCTGAGTAGGTGTTGTTAGCTCCACTTGGGTTAGAAGATACGTTTGATTGAGGTATGTTGTTACTCATCATTACAGGAATACCTGCAATCATTTGTACACGACCTGATGCAAACGAACCATTTCCACCTGGGTTGAAGTCAACGTCTACAGTTCTTGTAGCAGACTCAGCAAGTTTGTAATACTCAGCAGGTGGTAATACACAGAATCTGTCTGTAGGAGGAATGTCACGCTCGTCAAATGTCTGTGCAATGTCATAGATAGCTGCTGCTATCTCATCACCAGATACGTTAGCTGAAGCTGTATTACCAGAACCAAGAGTTAAGGTAAGTCCACCTGCAATACCTGTAAGTGTTGAAGATGCTCTTGACGCATTTGCAATTACCTTCGCTACGTTTTGATCGTATGTTTTAGCAAGTGCCTTACCTAGCTCATCAGCGTAAGTCGCCCTTACGTCATAATGATTCTTAAGCTCATCCAAATTGCTGACGAAAGCCTGTGATATTAACAGGTCGTCAATAGACACGATACGCTCACCATGTCTGATTTGGTTAGCACCTACTAATGGGTTTCCAGGAGTGTGATACGCAGCAGTTGCTGTTCCTGTTACAGGGAACTGTGCTGATTTGCCAGAGGTTATGGTGCGAACAGAATGTAGTTGCTCATTGAAAATGTTATTGCGAGCAAAGGCTGTAAGAACCTCTCCGCTAAACACTTTAAGGAACAACTCGTTAAAGTTCGATCCTGTATTGTCCACCAAACCAAGGCGAGATACTGTGGCGTTAGCCATAATAAAAATCCTTTAGGTTGTTTGAATAATTTGAGAAACTAACTTTACTACTGTCTGTTCTCTCAAGTGGTATCTGACGCATCAGGCACTTTTGATATTAAGATTTTCGTTTTGTTAATTTATACTGATCCGCAATTCCACTTGCGTAGTGCAAGAGCTTTGCGAGTTAACTTGCCATCTTTCTTTAACGGTCCTTTTACCTTAGACATTCTTGCACAAAAAGATTTTCTTCTTGCTTTTTGTCTAGGAGAAAGACCTGTCTTTTTAGTAACAGGAGCTTGCAAGTTTCCACCTGTTGCTTTGTTGTATTTCGCACGACCAGAAGCAGTAAGACCACCTGTGGGGTCTTTATCCTTCTTGGTCATTGATACACTTTTAGACATGAAAAATGTAAGTTATTTTAAATATAACACCTTTATGCAAGTCTTAACTTTTCTCTATTTTTATTTCTTCTATGTTGATAGCTAATTTTTTTTGAACTTGTCTTTTCTCTTTTAAATCTTTCTTTTTCTGTTTTAGTCATTTCACCTGTGGTTTTTGGTGTTTTTTTATTAACTCTTTTTGATGGTCTGCAAGCAGGGTAAGGTCTACCCTTTTCATCTTTACCTCTACCACAGTCTTTGCCTGTTTTGACATCAACCCACTTTTCTTTAAACCATCTTTTTAGACTCATTTGCCTACTTGTTTTTGTGCTGCTGTATGTGCAGCTTTAAATGTTTTACCTTCACGCATGAGCTTCTTCATAAGGTTCATGTGTTTAGGTGTGTGATGAACTGAATGAGCTTTCAGCTTTTTCATCTGTGCAATATTAAGCTTTGCCATTCTTCTTTTTTTTAGACTTGCGAAGTATCATAAGATCTTCTCTAGTGATTTTACCATCACCAGTTTTATCAAGATTCTTTTTTTGCTTGTCAGATAAAGCCATGATTAAGTTTTGCGGTAGCCACCGCCACGTTTTTTATAAGTTCTAACCAACCAGGCATTAGCATAAGCAGAAGGATATACTCTAAACTTCTTCTTTGCTTCTGCCTTTACTCTTGCATAAAGAGTTGGATTGGTTGGTTTGTTAGCCATAATTAACGACCAGTAAATACATCACTACCACCTAAACGTCTTTGAACATCTTCGGTGTATGTGACATCTTTACCATAGCGTGGATCAGACATAGCAGTAACTACTTCTGCTGTTGATCTGTATGGAGCAGGTCCGCTTTGTGATGAGCGACCTGTTACTAAGTTTGGTTCGATACCCATAGCATTATTGTATTGAGAATAAAGACCTTGTACTGCCATTTTAATAGCTGGAGCAGAACCTGTTTCTGTTAGTTGATTAAAAGCATCAACTTCAGCAGCAGGTAAATTATCTAAAGCCCAACTTACCATTTGACCATAGCTTTCATCACCACCTACTGAGTCCTTGATGCCTTGTATCTGTTGACCAGCGATCTCCATTACATTGCCAGCAGATCTTAATCCTTCAAGGTATGTATCAACTAAAGTCCTTGAGAAACCACCTTCAAGTAACTTGGCATAATCATCATCATTCAAACCACCTTCTTCCATAAATCTATTACTTATATCTTCTGGGTCAATACCTACTTCCTGTAGGACAGAGTAGACACCATCACCATAAAGTTCTTCATAGTTTAATTCAGAATTAGATTCTTGTTCTACACCTTCCTCTGTTGCTTGCGGTTGGTCTTCTTCTGTTACCGTTCCAAGTTTACCTTCTAGTTCTTTGTAACTAGCAGCTAAATCTTCAACAGATTTAAACTTACCTAAGATAAGACCGTTTTCATCAGTCTCGTTTTTAGCAAGATTTTGTAGATCCTCCTGAGACATAGGAGGTGTTTCAGAAACATTTACTTGAGATGAAGTCATAAAATTTTATTAGTTATAAGTAATTGTATTACCATTTTTGGTCTTGACCACCTTTGGCTCGCTAGAAGTAGGTTCTTCTATAACACCAATTTCGCTTACTACAGCTTTTGCTACCTCAGTAGTTGTTGTTTCAGCTTTAGGATCTGGCTTCTTGGTTGGCATTAGTTTCCTCCGTTACTTGTTGTGCCTGTGCATTATTTTTAGGATCTAATAAAGGCGATCCTAGAGCAGCAGGTCCAAGATGTTGTATCAATTGCTGCTGTTGCATAGCTTGCATCTCGGCTGCTATCTCTTCTTGACTCTTAACTAGGTTAGTAGTCTCGATACCTATAGATGTTGCAAGTCGTTTAACTGCTTCATCTACATTTACATATTGTCTCATGACATCTGGACCTAAAGCTTGGGCTACCGTTCCAATAAATTCAATTAGTTTATTTCTATCATTACCTCTTCCAAGACCTTGGATACCAGTTACTATCTTAGGTTTTACAATCTTATCTGGAAGCTTTGGCACTTTACCAGAACGTACAAGCATGTGCATCCTACGCTTGAGATAGAGTAGCTGGAACTCCTGACTCAGGATAGAGTACACCCCACCCAAGCTATTCTCCAGTTCTTGAGCCATGATATTTACCTCGGCTGCTGTTACTCTTTCAGCTTGCCTTTGTATAGAACTAGCTAGAAGAAAAGCGTCAGCAAGTCTGGCTTCAATCCGTTGCATCGCTTGTTGTGCAACAGCAAAATCTGCTGACTTTCCTACTTGCATTACAGATACATCAGCAGCAGATCCTTCTCGTATTGCACCGTTAGGAGCTTTTGCTAAAGTTGCTGCTCTCGTCTGACCGTTTGGATTTACGAGAAATAAAACTTTTGCACTAGCAGCAGCACCCTCTATGATTGCTTGCGTTAAAGACTCAAGAGATATAAGGTCGCCACGATATTCTTCAACGTAACCTCTTCCATAATCTTCTCCATCAATTCGTACCCAACGCAATAAAATCCAGGGAGAGACATCTATTTTTGATCTACCATCTGTGCCTGGGATTTTTTCGCCTTTACATTCCTGATACCATATATGGTCGTCATTAATTCTTTTAATGTAGGTATAGATGTCGAGGTCATCTTCCATCGTTTTTTCGTCATAGTTTTCTTTCTTCTTTATTTGGTTTAAAAATTCTAAAGGTAATGCTTGTGCGTTAACAGATTCTTTTGTGATAATTTCTAATACGTTACCAACATCATCTCTTTTGGAAACAAACTTTTCTAATGGATAAACTTTTAATCCTTTATCTGTTAAATATAAAAGTACATTACCACCTACTATTAAATGTTTTAGAGCTTCAAACATAGCTACACGATCATTTGAAACTTCTATCTCATCCATCAAAGCATTTTCAATGGTGCGTAATCCTTTATCTATTTCAGTTTCTAATCCTTCTTGTCCTCCTTCTTTCAATAAAGCAAGACTATCAATGCTTAATTTAAAAAATGGAGTACTAGGTGGAAGAAGAGCTACTAATAATTTAGCCGACAAAGAATTTACAGCCCTTGCTCCCAGAGCTTGAAAGGGAGTTTTTATTCGTGATCTTGTACCAGTTGCAGACTCTGGTATAAGACTAGGAATAGTAAGCTTAGAAGATTCTTTCGCCTCTCTAAGAAAAGTAGATCTATTACTTTGCAACTGTTCATAACGACCAGCAGCAGTCTGTCCACCTGTTGTGTATTCCATTTTAATAATTTAAGTTTCCACCTCTAACCATGCCTTTTGGTTTTTGTATTCTTAAAGAACCTGTACCAGATCTCACTCTAGCTTGACCTCGTTTGCCAGTAGAAGATCCTGTCTTTCTTTGTGTTCCAGTAACTACATTTTTAGCAGTCTTTTCTGGTGGTGGTGCTGTTGGCCTAGGTGCTGGTAAAGGCTTTGGCTTTGGTGGTCCTCCAAGACACATAATTAATCCCCTAAAACTTTGTTAGTAAGCATTGTTTCTTTTTGACGTTTCTGTTGCTCAATAAGAAAGTCAACAACAAAACGTTGCCCTGCTCTATACCATACCTCTCTATCAGTTAAAGACAAATCGGGATGGCGATGCGGAAAGATTTGATCTAAGGCAAAAATCATTTCATCTGTAATTACTGGTAGTTTTTCAGATGCCATGAATTAAAAAGATTTATATTTAGTATATGTCAATTTATGGAATAAAGTATAGCAACTTAAAATTTGTATGATAAGGTTGATATGCTTATCCAGGCAACTAAAGAAATACCAACAGCCCATGCTACTGCGTTGTTGGTGTTTTTTTTATGGAGTCCAAAGAGACACTTCACCTGTATCAAAGTCAAAGTCTCCATCTCTCAATATTCTTGCAAGCTGTGCATTAAGAACAGCATCAGCAAAGTTATATTTCTTTTTTTCGTAAGCTGCTACTACCTTCTCCCACATCTGTTCAAGTGTCTTAGCTTCACCTAATATCTTTTCTGCTGTTACTGGACCTACTTTATCTATACCAAAGTAATTATCTGTACTGTCCCCTGTAAGGGCTTGTATCATCCAATGTCTATCAGCCTTACGTTTGGTTATAAGTTCCATGTCATCACCTGCAAGCAGGGTACAGGGTACAGATCTCATGTCCTTATCAACTGAAACTATTATTGGATTGTCATATTTTTTTGATGTTGCAAGAATAGCCATCACATCATCACCTTCTAAACCTGCATAACTTTCAGATGTATATCTTT